AGATTTTTAAGGTCCATTTCCAAGAATGCTTGGGCATTCTGTACTGCCGCCGCCTGACGCGCGCCAAGGTTAGCTACTTCAAAGCGAGATAAAATATTAGCTTTGTTAATAATAGCCTGTTGTTTGTTATCTAAATTCTTTGTGGTGAGCGTTTGAAAAAAGGTTGCCTCTTTCTCAGCTACCCCTAGAGTAGCTTCCATTATTGCGGTTGCCATTGCAGATGTTTGGGCAGATCCAGTGATACCATCGTAGGCCATTGTACCGGCTACGGTTCGGGCAATCTTTTGCGCCCACTTTGGAATCACAGCCTGACCGTTTTCATTTACAAACTGCGCCGAGATAATTTCCATCTGGCCTGTGATCGAAGCTTTTTGGTCAACGTAGTTACCTTCACCCAGCGCAGCGGCTAAGTTTTTTCCACTCACGGTTGAGGTGTCGATTATCGTGGAGAACTTTTGTGTTGCATAGTCGTTATTTGCAACACCTGTGTAATTGGCTGTACCATCAGCATTTACGCCTGTCGCAGCACCCTGCATGTCGATCTCTATGGAAGCTGCATCCACCAGATTATCTTTGTCAATGGTCCCCGTAACAGCGTTAACGTCAAAGCTGGAGTCTAGTTTATCAGTGTTTGTAGAAGCTTCATAGCTTATAGCGCCAGGGTTTGTTACCTCCCCAACAGTGGTGGCGTCACCGGCCTGGGCAATCTCTACGTTTAAAGCATTTGTCTCTCCTAGCGCATATTTTGGATCAGTAGCGTCTATGGATGTACCGGCTGCATCAGCGTCTAAGGTAGGAACAATATCCTCTAACTTTAAATTACGTCCCTCTAGCCATTTTTCTGGATCAGCTTTGAGAGATGCTAATTCAGTATCCTCCAGATCCATGCCAATTTCCTTGGCCCAAGCTTCTATCTTTTGTACAACAGTGAGATCAATAGGTTCACCATCAGCCCCCGCTGTTGTATCGTCATTTGCGGAACTTGAGTTGTCTTCTTCCATTTTCTCAAGTTCAGCAACGGATCCATTATTCCCACTAGTCTCGGCTTCTGCACGGTGATATTCATAGCCTGTAACAGCTTCCGCGCCATCTTCAATTTGTTTTGTGGTAAGGGGCTGACCAGTAGTTTTATCTACTGGTAGTGTGAGAGCATCAACATAAACCCCGGCTTCATTTTTACGAACTTCGTACGGTATGCCCAGGAAATTTATAGAGTATTGTTTAACAGTACCCGAATTTATAGGTCCGGTAAGATCTCCATCTATATTGGACGCATTGGTATAGACGATCCGGTCTACTTCCTCGCCAAAAAAGTTTATATATTTCTCGGTTGTGAATGTATCTTCGTCGGACAGACCGTTCGACCAGGAAAGTAGTGACGATGCTAGATTTGGAAATAGGGTAATTGGAGCTACCAAAGCCTTTACAACCTTAGATGCTGTTGATGAATCAGTTTTTCCACCGACTACATAATCAGGGTCGTTTGTGGCATCGTTTGCTTTACCAACCTGCTTACCATTGTGCATATAGATGCCATCGGAATTAGGGACCAAAGGTTCATTGTTTAATGTGTCAACTAACTGCCCGTTTCTGTATTCCAGGTTATCATCAGGCGTTAGTAGGTTGGCCCAATACTCTGACCAAGAGTTCTTTGTCTCACCTGAATTGTTACCTGAATTGTTACCTGAATTGTTACCTGAATTGTTACCTGAATTGTTACCTGAATTGTTACCTGAGTTATTGAACGCTGTACTAACCGCCTCCATACTCTTATTATAGGCTTCATCTCCAAATTCTACTTTTTGAGAAACTACTTTCCCATTTACGTTTACATTAACCGCTTGTCCATGTTTACCGGCTTCAGCCGCTTCAGCTAATGAATTATAGACTGTTGCCATCAGACTTTATCCTTTTCTTCTTCACACCTACGGATGCGATCTCTCAGGTAGATGTAATTTTTTACAGCCTCATCGATTGCCGTAGCATCGGGCGTCAGGCTCTCTAATTCGTCAGCTAATTTGTTATTGAACCGCTCATCGTACTGCTTGATTTGGGGGCAATAGATTTCAAGCTTAGTTCTATAGACCGTTTGAGCGCAGCCTGTCAGTAACAGACTTGCGGTCAGTAAGATTGTCAGTTTCATTTTCGGACATCGCCTTATAAAAGTTCTTTGCTTTTTCAGATGCTTGAAGCTCATCTTTAATAACTTTGTTCTTCTCTTTGGATGCACCCATGACCTTACCCATCACATAAATTATGGGTATCGCCAGTGCTAAAGCGCCAATGATATAAGTTTTGATTTTGCCAAAGATGAACACTAATGGATGCCTTCTTTATTATCTTTCCATCTTGCATAAGCAGCCAAAGCTATGCCGCCAATTGCACAGACTAAAAATATAGTCTTCAAGCTATCAGCATATGGTAGAAGACCCTGCATCTGGCCAGCTATCTCATTTAAACCTGTAGCTGCGCCAGCAATACCTGCCCCTGCCATCGTCTTAGACTTGATCAAACTTTTAGGAGCTTCTGCCGTAGGTCTCTGAGCCATTTCCGGGCCCGCTTTGTCAGAAGGCAATGCAGCATCTTTTGCAAAGATTGCTGCTTCAGCGGTACGGCGTCTAGTAAGTCCCTTTAGAGGCACTAATTTACCATCTACCCTGGCTTTATTCCAACGCATAATTTGTTCTGGGACTTCGTCATATAGCCCTTTATTCAGTTTTTTAAGAAGCGTAGAAGATCGAAAGTTTGCTCCAGCACCTATGTTGAAAACAAATGACACTAGTGCATCATACTGCCCTTGAGACAATGGAACATGAACATAGTTTTTTAGCTCTTTTGCATGGTCATTTAAGTCTTCTATGAGGCGAAGCTCTGCATGTTCTTTGGTCCACTTGGTCCCAGACCGTACACCCTTAGTCGCTCCATAACCGCACGTCCAAACTGAGGCGGGGCAGCGGTAGCTCGACACCATTCCATCTGCCTGAACCCGGTGAAGGCCTTCAAACTTTTTTACTAAATTAATGCCGTTTTGTGAAATTTTTACTGGGTGCATAGTTTTTCCTTACTGTATATATGGAGCCGCTGATGAGGCAGACATTAGCCCACCGCCGCTTGCAGAAAGGTCACCAAATTGTCCAGTTGGGGCTACAGCACTTATAAGAGTATTAATGTCTGAATTTGTTTGGTTAGCTAAAGCACCTTGCGAGTTATAGGTGTTAGTAACAAGCATACCTGCTTCTGTAATACCTCGGCGAAGTGTGTTCCCTCTAGCATCAGTACTCTGTTGAACCAGCTTTCCTTGGGCGTCAAAGCCATCCGCTAAGATCGTATACTCCGCTAGGACACTTGCGTCTAAGGTGTCAGCTTGGGTAGCTATAATGTTTCGGACGCTAGTTAATCTATTCACAAAATCCTGTTGAGAAGTGTTTTGACCAGTAGCAGTTCCCTGGGAAATTTGAGTAGCAGCCTGGGAGAATGTGTTAGCCGCATTGTTCGCAGCGGTGGCTTGCAGTTGGCCTTGTAGCGCAGTATTCCTCATGGAAGCTGTATCTCGGGCCGTTTTCTGAGCCGCCGTTACCGTATTAAACCCACCAGTGACGGTTTTTGCTAATTCTGCCCGAGCCTGGTCAGCTAAGGTGTTACTATCGGCTTGGTCAGTACGAAGCTTATCTAAACCGGTCTGCACATTTCCAATATTGTCCGTTAAGTTTACCTGATTTGAGGAAAGATCCCCATAATAGGTGTTGGCGTTATCACCTATACTTTTTAGCGAGTCTGCCATCGTACCTTGGTTGCCCAGGACAGCCTTCTGCATATCAGCCGTTTGAGTATTTGCGGCTGCAAACCCAGCGGTCACATCAGTGCCTAATGTATCCAAACTAGTATTTGCTGTATTAACACCCGTCTGAACGTCAGCTATATCTGTACCTAGAGTACCCAGAGCCTTATTTGCGTCTGATATACCTGTACCCATTGTAGTTTGATTTGCTATTAAAGCGGCCTGGTTTGTAGCTGCGTCAGTAGCGGCCTTTTCCTGGCCTGTGCCGAGATTAATCAAAGATGTACCCATATTACCTTGGTTGGTTAGCATCGTATTCTGGTTTGCAGTTGTACCTAGTCCAGTTGTATCTAATGGAGCTATCGATGCAAACCCGGCTTTCATGCCAGCGGTTGTGGCTAATCCCGAAATATCTACCGCTGGCGCTACCGCTGGCGCTACCGCTGGAGTAACCGCTGGCGCTACCGCTGGCGCTACCGCTGGCGCTACCGTTGGAGTAACGGCTGGAGTAACCGTTGGAGTAACGGCTGGAGTAACGGCTGGAGTAACGGCTGGAGTAACCGTTGGTGCTACCGCTGGAGTAACGGCTGGAGTAACCGTTGGT